CTCACCTTTGCCGCCAACACGGATTACGCGCTCGAGTTCTACTACGACGGGACATCGGTGGAATTCTTCGTGGACGGCGTGAGCGTCGCCCAGCACATCACGAACATCGTGGACGACGAAGATCTGACGCCGAGCCTGGAGTACCTAACCGGTGAAGCGGTCGCGCACACGCTCACCTTGAAGCACCTGCGCACGATTCAGGTCGGCTACTAGGGCGATGCGGTACTTCAAGATCCTGAATGCGACACTCGCTGGCGCGGTCACGAATGACGTCACGGCCGGCCAGTTCGTGGTCGGGCGTTGTGAGAGCCTGACGCTCCACGGCGTGATTACCGTGGCCGGTGGCGGCACGACGGCGAAGGCCTGGGTCCAGACCACGCTCGATGGCGGCTCCACATGGGTGGACATCGCCAGCTTCGCGTTTACCACTTCCACGGCGACGCGCATGTATCACCTGACCGCCGCGGCAGTGACGGCGATTGCGACACCCGGCGATGCCGCCTTGGCCGACAACACCTCGGTCAACGGGTTCCTGGGATCCGATGTGCGTGTGAAGTTGACCACGACTGGCACCTACACCGGCGCGTCCTCGTTTGTCATCAACGCGATTGTCAAATGACCCATGGGATTGACGTTGGTCACGCCGCCCGCGGTTGAACCATTGTCGCTTGATGCCGCGAAGCTGCATCTACGGCAAGGGGACATCGTGGACGAGGACAGCTTGATCGATACGCTGATCCGCGCCGCCCGTCAATACGTCGAGACGTTTACCCGCCGCGCGCTGATTACGCAAACGTGGGATTGGCAGATGGACGCGTTCCCGTGCGATGACGCGTGCCTCGATCTGCCGCTCGCGAATACAACCGCAGTCACCAGTATCACGTACGTGGACACCGCAGGCGCGACACAAACCTGGTCGAGCAGTCTGTATCAGACCGATCTGCCGAGTGGCCCGAAGGCGCAACGCGGCCGGATCGCCCCAGCCTATGCGCAGTTCTACCCGCTGACGCGCAGTCAGTTGAACGCGGTCACGGTGCGCTTTGTCGCGGGCTATGGAGCGGCGGGGTCCTTTGTTCCGGAGAGCATTCTCGCCGGCATCAAGTTGCTCGTCGGGCACTGGTTTGTCAACCGTGAGGCCGTGGTCGTGGGGATTGGTGTGGGCACCGTCGCGGTCCCGAGTTCGATTGACGCGTTGTTATGGCCGTACCGAGCGTTTTAGATGCCGCTCCCGCGATCGAGTGCCTCGCAGTGGCCGCTCACCGGCGAGCGCCGGAAGAAAGCCACGCTGCAATACGCGACCATCACGACCGATGCGATGGGCGGGCGATCAGATCCGACGTGGACGGACTTCGGCACGTGGTATGTGAAAGCGACCGTCGTGCCGTTTGTCGTGAATGAAACGGAAGCGACCTCGCTCTTTGATTGCGAGGGGCCGTACCGGCGGGATTTATGGGATTACTTCGCGGGCGGGACGTCGGTGCGGGTGGTCGTGAACGGGCAGACGTTGAAGGTGCTGGAGCTGGAGAATCCGTTGCTGCTGAATCGCACGATCGTCGCGCATTGCGGGAAAGCCACAAACACGTAAATGAGCATGGTCCTCGAAGACGTCGGCGGATCGTTTAAGCGGTTTCTGAAGAACGCCGTCCCGACGTTCCGCAAGCAACTCGCGAGTGTGGCGGTGAAGGGCACCTCGCAAGCGATCAAAACGCGGATGGTGGCGGACGCGCCCGAAGGACCGGAGGCGCCGCATCTGAAAGACGCGATCGACATCGCGCAACACGGAACGATGGCACTGATCGGGATTCTCGACGGGACCCAACCGGCCGCGCCGGGCAGCACGGCAACAATGGCGGAGGTCGCGCTGTACAACGAGTACAGCCCGAATCACCAGCCGTTCATGCGTCCGGCCGCAGAAGCGGAAAACTCCGCATTTACCAAGCGCGCCGCCAACGCGTGTCAGGCGGCCGAACGTGACCTCTCGATTTGAGTGATGGATGAGCGCCATTCGGGTCATTCAGACCGCCCTATATGCGCTCTTGAGCGCGGACAGCACCGTGCTCGCCTTAGCCACGGGCGGGGTGCACAACGATGTGCCCGACGGGCAGGTCTATCCGCACGTGTTGATCTCGCGGGCAACAGAAGTCGAGTGGAACACGATGGGCGGGGCAAGTGCCGGGATCGGGTGGAATGCGCTGATCGATGTGCACGTGTACAGCCGGTATCAAGGCGACTTGGAAGCGTTGCAGATTCTCGATCGGGTGTCGGATGTGTTGCATTACCAGGCGGTGACGGTGACGGGCTACCCGACGGTGATCTGTAAGTTGGAACGGACGCGCGCGATGGTTGAGTCCATCGCGAAGATTGAAACACGACATATCGTGGGCGAATTTCGCGTGAAGGTGCATCAATGATCGCGCAGCACCTCGACGCGATCGCGGCCACCGTGGAGATCCTGCGCGCACAGATCGCGGCGGCGCGACAGACGATCCCGAGCGCGAGCGCGGTACCCCAAGAGACCATGCCGGCGCGGTGTCATGGGATCCCAGGGGCGCAGTGCGCGATTCGGGACGAAGAGGCGCGACGGCCGCTCATGGGCGGGGTCGTGGTGTGTGTTGGCTGTCAGGAACGACTGACGGCATAGGGAGAGAACAAACATGGCAGCGCTTTCAGTCACAGCAACCCTCGTGACGTTCGTCAGTGGGAACGTGGAGCAAGTCACCATCGGCGAGACGGTCACGGCCGGGCAGTGTGTGTATACCAAGGCGGCGGACGGTCGCGCCTGGTTATCGCAGAGCGACGGGACCGCGGCCGAAGCGGCCGCAACGGGCATCATGCTGACCGGCGGCGCCGCGGGGCAACCGGGCTTGAAGGCGGTCAATGGGGCGGTCATCAACATCGGCGCCACAACCGCCAAAGTGCACTACTGGGTGCATACGACCGCTGGCGGCGTGGGGCTGCAGGCAGACGTGGCCAGCGGGAACTACATCACGCGACTCGGCTACTCCCTGACCACGGATGGCGTGTTCTATCTCGACATTCGGGCGACCGGAGGAACGTTCTAAGGCGCGTACCACACAACCGTTTTTCGTTTCGCGATCAACCCTCTCGGGAGGAGGTGAGATGGCAAGAGGGATAGGCCGATGGCGTTCACTGCTGGCAAATTCGCGGTCTTCAAGCTGGATAACGCAGCGGGCGCGCTGCAAACACTCACCACGTACATCACCTCGATCGACTTCTCCGAAGAGATCGATGAGCTAAAGACGACCACGCTCGGAAAACTCAACCATACGTACCTCGTGGGGTTCGGCGATTGCGAAATCGACCTCGAGGGGATTTGGGATCCGACCCTCGATGGCATCCTCGCCGGCCTCTCGGCCGCCTTCCGCGCCGGCACGCTTCTGACCGCCTCGTTTGAATACGGCCCGGCGGGATCGACCGCGGGCATGGCGAAGATTTTGGGCGAGTGCGTGTTGACGAAGTACAGCCGCCCTACGGAGGTCGAAGACCTCACCACGTGGAAAGCGAAGCTGCACGTCAGCGACAACATCACGGTTACCACCTGGTAACACGTCACTGCATTCGGCTGGCACAGGTCCGCCCTGCGCGTTGAGGCTCCCGACTCAGCCTGCCAGCCGAATACTTCACCACTCGGGAGATTTGTCTCGGGAGGACAACATATGCCAGCACCTTGGGTAGATATCGACCTCGACGAACCTCGCAAGCTCCGATTCCAGCATAACGACATCGCCGACTTAGAAGTCGCGACTGGGAAGGGGATCCAGGACCTCCTCGCCACAACGCAATTTCACGGCGCGCGCGTCGTGCTCTCATATGGGCTCCGGTGGATGGCTCCGAAGATGACGCCGCAGCAGGCTGGCGTGCTCATTCAGAAGTACTGGATCGAGAAGGGGAAAACGCTTGACGAGTTGGCGGACGTGATCGAAGCGGCGCTGATTGCTGGCGGGATCATGCCGCCGAAGAAAGAAGAGAGTGCCGAGGGGGAAGCGCAACCGGAAGCGGTGAGTTAACCGACTTCCGGCGGTACTACGACGACGCGTATGCCCTCGCGCTTGAGACGGGCTTGCGTCCGTGGGAGTTCGGGCGGATGACGCCAGCTGAATTTGCGGCCTGGGTGGACGCGTACCGCAGACGCGACGAACAGCAATGGGAACGTCTTGCCTGGCTCGTGTCGCACATGTACGCGCCACATATGCCGAAAGGGAGACGTCCACCGTCTGTGGACAAGTTGTTAGGTCGCAAACGACCCAGGCGCACTGAGGACTGATGGGCACTGTCGCCAATTTAGCGGTACGCATCGGAGCCAATACACAAGGCCTCGAGAAGGATCTGGCTGGCGTTGAGCAGTCTGTCGGTGGAGTCTCGTCTCGCCTGAGAGCTGTCGGCGCCGCCGTCGCCGCATCATTCGGAATCAATGAAATCGGCGCAGCCGCCGAACGGGCTATCGAGGCCGGGAGTCACTTTCAGGACCTCGCCGAGCGGATCGGGATCTCTGCCGAAGCGGTGCAACGTCTGGATTTCGCGGCGCGGCAAAGTGGGTCGAGTTTCGAAGCGATTCAAACCGGCATGCGCACCATGTCGAAGGCCATTGAGAGCGGCAAGATTCCAAAGGCCCTCACGGACATGGGGCTGTCGGCGGAAAAGCTGAAAACCATGTCGCTCGATCAAGCGTTTCTCGCCATCGGGAACGCCGCGATGAAGATTGAAAACCCGATCCAGCGGATGCAGGTGTTTGCGCAGATGTTCGGCCGCGGGGGTGTGTCCCTGATGGCACCGTTCAAAAACGGGATGGTGGACATCGCCAACACCGCACCCGTCATGTCGAATGCGGTTGTCGCCTCACTTGATGCGACGGGCGACAAATGGAGGGAAATGCACCTCCAACTGGACAACCTGCGCGCACAAGCGTTGGCGCCATTACTTGATCTCTTCCTGTCGATGAATCCGAAGCTGCAAACGGTCGCCGCGGGGATCGCGACCTTCATGCCGAGCCTTGAAGGGATCGGGATCGCGATCATTGCGGCAGGTGGACCGAAAGCCGCGCTGGCGATGCTCCTGGAAGCGGGGGGGGCCATTGGAACGTTCTTTTCCACAGCGTTACCGGCGCTCTTGGCTGGCGCGGTGACGTTCTTTACGACCACGCTCCCAGCCGCCTTCACCGCCGCGATCGCCTTCCTCGGGCCGCAAGGCTTGATCGCGCTTGCGGTGATTGCGCTCGGGCTCATTTGGTACAAGTGGGGCGATCAGATTTCCGCCGTCGTCGCGAACGTCTACAACGCCGTCAAGACATGGCTCGTGGACAAATTCAACGCGATCGTCGCGAGCATCACCGGCAAGATTCAGTACGTCGGCGACAAGTTCAAGTGGCTGTATGACGTTGTCGTCGGCAAGTCGTATGTGCCCGATCTGATCAAGGGCATCGAAGGATGCTTTGGGAACCTCGATAGCGTCATGGTCAAGCCCGTAGAAACCGCCGCATCGATGGTGGAAGGAATCTTCGAGCGTCTGCTCTCGCGAATCACTGGCAAGTTGGGCGGCGGCGGTGCTGCGGGCGGCGTCGGGGCCGGGCTCGGCGGCGGGATCACAGGTGCCCTGACGCAACTCATTGGCAAGGGGCTCAACATGATCCCTGGCATCGGGCCGCTGCTCGCAACCGTGGCGCCGAAACTCGGGCAACTGGCCTGGACGGGCATCAAGAAATTGGGCAGCAAGATTTGGGGCGGCATCAAACACATCTTCGGCTTCGGCGGTGGCAAGAAAGACACCCCGGATCCGCATCAGACCGCCGTCTCCAGCGGTATGTACGACCGGCCGTCTTGGGCGCCGTCGTATCGGCCTGCCGTCTCGGTCCCGCGCGCGATGGCCGTTTCGGGCCGCGGACGCGTGGAAGTGCACAACCACATTTCGACGATTGACTGGCAAGGCGTCCGCGACTTCGTGCAATCGACGCACTTCACCTCCGCAGTGAACCTGGCGCTCTCCACCAATAAAGGCTTTATGGCATCCACCATGAAACGCGTGACGGCGGAAACGTAATGCAGTACGCCACGCCCAACGACGACGCCGCCGCGCTACTCGGGACCGTGGCCGCCTCCGCAGAGGACCCGGACTACCTCGCCCAGAACCTTGTGTCCGAGAATCCCGCGCGCCCGGCCAAACTCACGAGCACCTCAGGCACCTTTACCGTGACGCTGCCATCCTCGCAAACCATCGTCGCGGCGGTGCTCCTGTATCACAACATCGACGCTGGCGTGAGCGTCACGATCAACGGCAACGCGATCACGATTCCCGCCGCGCGTGCGGACGCCTGGCCCAGCAACGCCTCCACCACCTTTTCCGCTGCGAGCGCGACATGGACCCTGACGATCGGCGCCAATAGTCAGAACATCTCGATCGGTCGCTTGATGCTCCTGACGTCGCTCCGAACGTTTGCCCGCGACATCCGGTGGGGTGATGTCACGTTCGCCGAGATGGAAGGCTACGGCACGATCGAGATGGCCACCGAGCTCGGGGTGGAAACCATCTACGAACTGGAGGGGCCACGTCGCACGCTTGAAGCTGAAATCGGCGCCTTCGATAGTCAGTCCGCCGACCTCCAAAACCTGCGACGGATCTGCGGGGGACGGGCGCGCCCCTTCCTGATGATCTCGGCCCACACCAACGGCACCGATCCGTGGATCGTGCGCTTTGTCGAAGGCGTCGGCAAGCGCACCTACCTGATGCCGGCCTATAGCGGGTTTGACTGGCGCGTGCAGGAATGCTCGCGCGGATTGCCGTGGCCGTAGATGGCGACGCGGCAGACCTTCACGGGCCGATACACCCCTGCGGGCACGTCGACCGAGTACATCTCGCCGACGCTCCTCACGCGGGGCTCGACAGCTGAATCGGCGATCAAACAGCCCTGGCTGACGAACGCGCGCGCGCGGGCGCTGAAAGTGATTGTGCCGACCGCGCCTGGTAGCGGCAAATCCCGCGCCTTCACGTTTCGCGTCAACGGAGCCGATACCGCGCTGACCGTCACGATCGCTGACACTGCGATCAGTGCGTATCTCGAAGCGTCCGTCACGATCGCGGATGGTGATCTGATCGCGGTCTCGCACGTGACCGCCGGATCACCGGCCACCGTCGCCGCGATCATCGCGCTGGTGATCGATCACGACGGCGACGGCGTCACGTGCTACGGCGGCACGAACGGCGGCGAGGTCATTACCACCAACACGACGTATCACTCCCAGATTTTTAACGGCGGCTGGGGTCCGGTCGGATCGATCTCCCGCACGAATGTCTCCCCGACCACAACGACGCTGACGCGCATCACGATCGAACTCGACGCGGCGCCAGGCGTGGGCCATACGCTCACCTTCGATCTCCTGCTCAATGCCGCGGCGCAATCGATTGGCTTGTCGATCGCTGACGCCGCCACGTCGGGATCGGTGTCACTGTCGATTCCGATCAGTGTGAATGACGCCCTCGTCATGCGCTGCATTCGCGACTTGGGCACGAGCACGATCAACGTCAAAGCAGCGTATCGCTTCAGCGGCACGGATGGCGAAACGATTGTCGCCGCGCCAGACGGACTCGACCTCCATGCGGGCACGACGTATTACTACACGCCGAACCAATCGCAGAACGAATCGACCACCGAAAGTAATGTGATCGTCTACGGCGCCGGCACACGGATCCGCCTGCGCAAGCTGAC